ACGATGGAGCACAGATGTTCCAAAGAATGAAAAGTTCGATTGGTCAAAATCTAAATTAAGAATGGAAACTTTCTTTGTTCATATGTTGGATATGCTTAGTACCGCTGATTTAATTCAAACAGATGTGAGGGAATAAGGTATGTCATGTGGTCTTTCAGATTCGTTAGACTCAACAATTGTTATCACTGAATTACAATTGTGGTCTCATCGTTTTATAATGAATTCGACTGTAAATAAAAATGAAGTACCCTATCCGCCGGAAACTCCCACACATTGCTACCCACAAGGTTCATTCATCAGCATGTTATTCGATGATAATTTTCCTTATGATTATTACGAACATTTATATGCTGAAAAACCAGATCGTCTATCATGGCCATGGATTGTAAGGCAACGATTATTAGTATATCCAAGGTCTGCAAAATATATGATTATAAACAATCAAACAGGAACTAATTTATTTCTATTGCAAGCAGATGACTTTACAATGTTGGATGCGCTTTTAAGATTTAGAATGGATTCAACATCTTTGACAGTCATTGATGATTCTTCTGCTTCTGTTAATTTTGTTTATGATTCCACATCATTAACTGGCATTTTAACAGCTAGTATGGCAACTTTAAATACTGAATTATCTAAATTAATATTTGTTTATTTAGATTTATGTGTGAATAACAATACATCAAATTATGATAGTGCTATTCCTATTTCTACAAGTCATGCATTACAAACTATATACGAACTATACGTTCTTGATAAATATTTTGAAGTAATTTCTGCTCGTGATACTGACATTGCGCCATATTGTCCAAGGAGAGAAGAATAATTGGCAATTAAAAACTACAACGAACTTTATTGGAAGTTATTTAATATTGCGGGCGGTGGGTCGGAACCTGATGTTCCAAAAGTTCTTACAGAGTTAGTTAAATCTGATAAAGCAAAATTAGATCAATTCTTTACAAACACGATAGATCAGATTGCGTTCGATACAGAGGATTGGTCAAGACTAAGATCATTCTTTATTGACTTGTTTTCATCACATCGTTCATTGATAACTCAAGCAGCAAATATATCAGATCCACATTTTCTTGGCAATGATGAATTAGATGAGCTATTCAGAAGTTTCGGTTATCCTGAATCTGTTAGACTAAAAAATTTCGATAACAATCCTCTTGAAAGCAAAGTTCAATTATTTCTTGATCTAGTTAATCTATATAAAATAAAAGGAACTCCCAGATCTATTTTAGAAGTCATGCAATATTATGGAATTCCTGAATTGGATATATTTGAATTTTGGCTACAGAAAGAAGATACATCTAGATTAACATTTAGAGGGGATGTTATTGTTGGAACATCTGTAAACCCGAGTCCTGTAAAACTTTCTTATGATTTGATAACAGCTACAGATCCACATTGGATGATGACTGAATCTCAAATCTTAAATCTTGATTCAATAAATAAAATAAATCTACCTTCTAAGACTCCTTATTTTGCAGTTCAGCCAGTTGTAGAAATAGGCATTGAAAATTCTGTATTGGTGAGACTTGTTCAAGATCAATATTTTGCATGGGATGCTACCGGAGATCTTCCTCCACAGAATGCGGAAATTACTATATTAGGAGTTACTGTTTCTCTTTTAGAACTTTATCTTCTGACTTTATATTCATTTCAAAAAGACTATGAGATTGGTTCTGATATTTCTAGATTTGCATGTTATGATGGAACCAGCACAACTCTAGCAGATATTCAAGCTGAATATGATGCAATTCTTGCTGAACCTATAACAAGAACTACTAGAGAAATAAAATGGCAACAATATTTAGATTTATTTACAAGACTTAGAGAAGAACATTTTCTATATGGAACTGCCACCGCCGAATCTGTTTTAAATCTAATAAATCCAACTTTAATTTCCGACCTTGAGTCTCTTACGGCGAATAATACAGCTGTATTGCAATCTCTTTTAATTGATCTATCTATTTGGGTAAGAAATAATGTTGGTTTTGGTTTCGTAAATCTTGGTTATATTTTCTTTGGATTAAATCAATTATTTCAAGTTCTTAAACCTGTTATTAATTTCTTTAAACCATACAGAGCTAGATTAATTGTTCTTGAATTATTACAGTTTAAAAATCAATTAACAGAAAGTATTCCAATTGAAGACTCTATGAACTTCGGAATGGATATTGAAACATTTGATTATATAACTGCAAACAGCTCTCCTTGCTGTAATGAGGATACAGACGCGACCGCATATGTATGTATAGACACAACAGGAGATACCTATTATTCACGCGATACATACGATTGTGGTTCATATCATGATATTGGTGCTGTAGATGATCATCTAAGAACCATCGAAATAAATGTTGATCAGTTTGTTTGTGATTCATTAAGATGTCCACCAGGATGCCCATCAAGCGATACAACAGCTACAATTGCATATTCAAACGAAGGAATATGTGACAGATTATCAGGAATACCACCTGCTTATTTTGATAGTTCATCTGTTTTAATTGTAGACCCTGATTCTACAAGTTGTTTGGATTTTAATCAGTTGACATGTGAAACAGTTCCTATTGTATTTTCAGAAACAGTTATAGATACAATAGAAAGAATTGAAAATCTTAAGGTTGGTTCAAATTATATAACTGTTGTTTTTGCAGAACCTTTATCTTCAGCATTTTATATACTAAATGTAAACCTTTTTAATGAGATAGATAATTCACTTGCATCTATGTATGGTATTATTGTGACAGAAAAAACTCAATATGGCTTTACAGTACAATTTTCAAGTCCATTAGATAGTATTAATTATAAACTATCATGGAACATTAATACTAATGCAACAATTATTGGAACTGACGCTTTTGTAAATGGCCAAGATACACATACTGTTAATTTCGGATATTCTTTACCATCTAATGATTATGCAATTTCAACTGCAATGGTAAATGAAGTAGATACAAATCCATCAATCTACAACTTTGTTGTAACTGACAAGGATGCTAATGGTTTTACAATTCAGCTATCAAGTCCAATAGATTCTGCTAACTATGCATTAGACTGGAATGTATTTGATAGTACATCATTTATTCCAAATGGAGTTGTAAATATACCTGAAGGAGTTGAATATCTTACAGTAGATATTGATGATCAAGAGAATGATCAATATAGTCTTGCTTTATCAATTATAAATACAGTCGATACATCTGCATCAATATATTCATATTTAGTAACACAAAAGAATCCTCAAAACTTTAATGTTCGTTTTTCTGGACCGATTGATTCTACAAACTATTATCTATCATGGTCTATAACATATAGAGCAGAAGAAGAATATTTATACAGACAGGAGAGCGGTTTCCGTCTGTTTGATACAATGGGAAGATTTGATTGCAGTCATGGTTTTGATATTGTTGAAATATCTATAGAGTCTGTATCACAACAAGGTGTTATTATTCAGGAAAATGAAGGTTGGATATTACAGGAAGCTGCTGTCGATACTGGAGAAGATGATTATGGTATTCTTTGGGAATAAGTTTCTAACCTGCCCCTCACATGCCCCGCAATAGTTGAAAACCCTTACCCTCAGTGTATTTCCATGTGCCCCTGGTGGGTAGTTAACTAAATCATTTAGAACAAACAATAAATGCTTTTCATATATATAATACTATTATGATTATGGAGGATTTATTGGATGTCATTTAAGACAGAGATAGTTAAGTTAGCAGAAACAACTGCTTTAACAAACAAAGAAATTCAAAAGATAGTTGGATGTTCTGCTAAAACAGTATTAAAGTATGCAGGATCATATGTTAAAAGATCTCAAGAAAAAGCAAAGTTAGACGAATCAGCATGGCAAATTAAAAAGAGTGTTTTATTGCCAGATATTCATTATCCTCATTATGAAGAAAGGGTTATGGATACTATTGATGAATTTATATATAACTATGAACCAGATGAATTAGTTTATATGGGAGATCAAATTTCATTAGATTGTATTTCAGGTTGGAATAGAAGAAAACCATTATTAAAAGAGGGTCAGAGATTAATTAAAGAATATGATGGTTTTGATGAAAATGTATTATTGCGTCATGAAGATTTAACATCTCCCGATACAAAAAGGATATTCATGATTGGTAACCATGAACAAAGAATAGAATGGTATTGTGAAGAACATCCTGAATTAAAAGGACTTATTGATATTGATAAACATTTGCAGTTAAGAGAAAGAGGTTATGAAATTATTGACTTCAATGGAGTACATCAAATTGGTAAGTTAAATGTTATTCATGGATTTTATTGGAATAAATATCATGCAACAAAAACATTAGAAGCATTTGAAGGTAATGTAGTATATGCTCATGTTCACAATCCCCAAATGTATGCTAAAGTTTCTCCTATTGATAGGAAAGGATATCATACCGCAACATCCCTACCTTGTATTTGTAATATCAAACCTGATTATAAAAAGAATGCTCCAAACTTCTGGATTAATGGTTTTGGAATTGTAGAGCATTTACCAGCCACAGGATTCTTTAATCTATATAGTATTATAATGGTTGAAGGGTCTTTTATGTTTAATGGGGTTTACTACGGAAAAGATATCTAACCAAAAAAAGAATGGGGAGATAACTACATTTCCCCATTCTTTAAATTGTTGCCGGAAAGAGGACTCGAACCCCTACAATCGTATTCTTCATACGGTGCTCTGCCGATTGAGCTATTCCGGCTGCAGGGAGGATCAATCACCTGTCGATACTGCGACCTGAGGCGATCCGACCTCAAGATCTTCTGACAGGTTCCCCACATTTACCTCTCCCGCCAAATCACACTTACAAATATTGCAGATGTACCCCTGATTTCTTGGTGATGGTTTACAAACCCTTGAATCTATGGGTCCAAAGCAATTCCAACAATGATTGATATACGGTGGTCTTTCAGGTTCTTCTGGACCACATATACAATCAAATTCACCTGGAAAAATTTCGAACGGTTCAACGCCGCATTCCGGACACCGCATATACCCTCCCCTTGTCTGAATTATAATTCCATTCATAGCCAAATCGAAAGTTTCGGTCGTTCAGTTTGCTTTCCCTCCCTCCTGAATGTATTAATGCCTTTTCGCACATTTCATTGCATACCATTTTAATAAGACATGAAGAACATGGACAACTATGTCCATCTCTCTTATGTTCCATTCTACATATTCGATCTGTATTTATTAAAGAAAAACTATGACATCCCTTACATATTGGAGTTCGTAATTCTTTTAGCTTTTTAATATTCATAAAACCTCCAAGTTTTGTTCTTTCATTAATTGATATATATAGTTAGAACAAATTAAAAATATAGGCGCGTCTTATATAATCCCAACAGACTTTAAACAAAATTGAGGTCTTAGTCTGTGACCTGTAAAAGGAGATCATATCATGACTTATAAAGATCAATTCGTCGTTGAAGTAAAAGCAGATGGCCAAATTCTACGAGTTAGAGATGGCGCTGTTTACCTACCTTTTGGATGTGAATATTCAATCCTTCTAAAAAATCTAAATTCCAGAAATGCATCTGTTAAAGTATCAATTGATAGCGAGGATGTTTTGGATGGAAATATTTTAATCATCCCGCCTTTAATGACACATGAATTAAAAGGTTTTTTCAGAGGAACAACTGTAAAAAACGCATTCCGTTTTATTCAAAAAACAAAACAAATTCAAGATCATAGAGGTGATAGAATTGATGATGGTTTAGTTAGAGTGGAATTCGCATTTGAAAAAGAAAAACCAGAACCAACTATTAAAAAGGTTATTCATGAAATTCATGAACACCATTATCATAAAACTCATTGGCCAAGATATACCTGGTATGATGGACCGGGTTGGACCTATTATTCAACTGGGGAATCTAACTCAGGCGAAATAAATAATGCTGTTTATTCTTGCAACTCCAATGATGTTGTTAGAAGTGCCTCAAGAGTATCTATGAATTCTCTTGGTGTTGAAGCATCATTTAATGTGCCGAATGAAGATGAAGGTATTACTGTAAAGGGCAATGAACTAAATGAGCAATATCAATATTCCATGATTGGCGAACTAGAAAAAACTTCTGTAATAGTTATTCAATTAAAAGGTATGCAAAGAAGCTCAGGAGTTGTAGTTCAAGAACCGATTACAGTTAATACAAAATTAGAATGTTCTTCATGTGGAACAAAATCAAAATCATCATTTAAGTTTTGTCCCAATTGTGGAACTTTTTTAGTGTAAATCAGTAAATATACAGACGCGCCTATATTTTTACTAACCAATCGAGACAAACTTTTAGAACAAAATAATAAATATAGCTACCTATTTATGTGGAAGGATATAAAACGAATGGAAAAAAAAGACATTAAAACAATAGAGGTAGTCGCAAAGGATTTTTATGGCGAGAATTGTCTTGAGGATTCTGCGATGAAAAGACAATCTCAAAAAAGAAGACCAGAGGGTTTAGTAGAAGTTTACGATGTTAAAGAAGACGGAACAAAACAATTAGTTAGAAAAAACAATTTAGTTGTATACCAAGGGCGAGAGACTCTTGCTCAAATGTTAGTAAGAACCAATACTGTAAGCGACGACGATGTACTACAAGCAACCGCAGGCAACAAGGATCATTTCTTATGTTGGTTTGGTCTTGGTAAAGGTGCAGCAGATACTGAATGTGCTCCGGGTAGTGGCGACGTATTTGCTCCAGAACCACCAGCCAATGAAGATGTTGAATTAGCATGTCCTGTTATGATTAATGCAACAGATGCTTCATGTGCTGATTATCATATCGAAGGGACTCCTGGTTATCCAGGCGGGAATTGTCAAGGAACAATTGGTAATTATCCAGCTACCGGTTATTATAAAAAACCATTTCAAGATATTTATTTTGAGAAGGATAATATTAATGATAACAAATGGATAATTATTAAAATAACAACGGTTATTGAATCAACTGATGCGAATGGAACCTTATTATCCGGTCAAGCATTAAATGAAGCTGGATTATATACAGCTGCTTCTAATAGCGGAGGATGGGGATCTAATCCAGGAGAGAATTTTGCATTATTTGCTAGAGTAACCTTCCCAACATTGTTGAAAGATAGTACACGAAGACTACAGTTTGTATGGTATCTATTTATTTAATTATAGTGTTTAATTACTTATTAGACCTGGAGAAAGGAAGATTTTTATTAGAGGCGGTACGATTAGAGAAATAAAATAAACGGAGGAAAACAGATATGGCTAACGTATCTCCAGGTGTGTATAGCAAGATTATTGACCTTTCTACATTTATTCAAGCTGTGCCATCTACAATTGGATTTTTATGTGGATTAACTGAAAAAGGTCGAGACAATGAGTTAATTTTTGTAGGTTCAAGATCTGAATTTATTTCTGAATTTGGTGAACCAAATATTACAACATTTGGTAAAAATTATGGGCAAGGTCCATATGTTGCATACAACTATTTGGGTGAATCTGGAGCTCTTTATTGGATTAGAGCTTTGCCAGATGATGCTGCATATTCACATTTAAAAATAAGTTCAAGAATGGCCCCAACCGATACATCAGCAAGTATATTTTTAGAATATGAAACCAGTCCGATTAATGATAAAGATGAGTTACGTTCTGATTTATTAACAAGCGGTACAACACAACCAGTTGGTATTCTTTATCCAATTGGTAGAGGGGCATATTATAATAAAATTGGAGTTAGATTAACAGTACATTCAAATCCGACTTTAAGTGGTATTTATGTTCTTGATATCTATGAAAAACAATCAGATGGAAAAGATGTAA